CGCTGTAAAGAGGAAAGATTTTGAGCACCATAATCAATCTCATCAACGCAAAGTACCGCACCTTGACGAGCAGCTACAGTAACCGGGCCATCACGCCACTCCATTTGACCATTAATCAAAACAAAGTTACCGAGTAAATCTGATTCATCGGTTTCTGGTGTCATTGACACGCAAACAAATTTACGACCTAGTTTAGCACAAGCCTGTTCAGCAGACATTGTTTTACCATTACCTGAATGACCAGTAATAAAGATTGGATAAAATTTCTTACTTGCAATAATAGAAAGCAGGTCATCAAAATTACCAAAAGGTACATAATTTTTATAAGTGGCAGGAACCAAATTCTCGGTTTCAAGGTCGGTAATAACATTAGTAATACGATTACCACTAGTTGGTATAATCTTTTTCTCTGGCATTTTCATAACTTGAGCTGACATATCAATTGTTTCAGCAACTGGTGCTGATGTTGCCAAACCTGGCACTTTATATAGACCACGACCTACACGATTTGATTCATCTTTAGTAAACCATTGTGCGCCTGAAATACCTAATTTAGCACAAATAGATTTAATCTCTGATTTTGTAACGGTGCCTTTGCCAGTAGCAACCAACATAGCACTAAACTTTTCTTTTAACTCAACACGATTATTACGCATAATATAAACTGCCTTTCCATTTTTCACTAGATACTACCATTATATCATAACCCACAGGCATTGTCAACCACTTGTTGTGTGGAAACAACAGCCTCAGGTCGCAATACCATCAATGAACCTAGACACCATCACACGGCTAACTGCCTTCTTTTTGTTCATTTTCATAAATGCCGTTTTCAACTTACTTGCCGTAACAATACCACTTACAATCAACTCCTCATCTTCAATTTGCAATTCATTACCACCAGGCAGAATGAAGAATGTATCGTAACCTTTATTGTAAGATTGCAAGAATTTTTCACTTTGCAATTTCTTTGCCAAACCCTTAACATATTCAGATTTGTGTATTTGAATGAAACGAGCATTAACATCATTTGCAAATACTTGCTCACGAACCGTTTTACCATTCTTGTCAATATACTTGTTGGTAATGCCGTTACGAACATCACGGCTTTGACCTGCAATAAAGAAACCAAAAATCTTGGCACCAGTCTTTGCTTTGTACCAGTCAAAAATACCGACACGCAAACCATCTTCTACATTATAGTAACTATCATTGATACAGGATTCTACTTTGATTTGCATTTTAGAATCACGGTCTTTAATATACACATTGTCATTTTTTGGATTAAATCCTGATGGACGGACAACTGTTTGACCTTTATTTTCCCAACCGTATGCTTCCCGTTCTTGCATTACTACATTAGAATTATCAGCATCACCGTCATGAACAACTACAAGATTAACCATGTCAAGGTTGTTCACTTTACGGAACTTTTGAGTAATTGGTTCAAGAGCAACCATCGCCTGAATCAAAGGAGTATTACCAAGAGATTCAGCATGAGGACGGCCAATGCCGTAACGACCACGAGCATTCTCGGAATATGAATCACGCAAAGCAATCATATTACGAATTGAATTATTGTATTCCATATTACTCATTTTAGAATTTAAATACTCACGGAGAAATACTGTTTCCCATGCAAACTCATTTAAGCCAGGAGTAAAACCTCTTTCAATTTTTTGGCCAGGATAATCTACATGACGACCATCATTAGCATCACCGAAGCCATATACTACAAATGGAATATTCACTTTACGGCAGAACATAGTAAGAACCAAAATCTGTTCAATAGAACCTGACATATTACGGGACATGGAACCAGAGCGGTCAAGTAACAAGACCAGACCATGAGATTTACCCTTAGGAATTTTCATCATCTTTTTAAAGATATTATCTTCTACTTGATATTTGTATAAACGATTGATATCAATATCACCAGTATTAGATACTTTAGCCTTCGCATATGCCCGAGCAGCTTTCTTCATTTCAAATTCTTTGGCCAACAAACCAATGTAACGGTCATTCTTTGATTTGAATTCTCTTACTTTTTCAGTATATTGCTTCTCAAAGCCTTCAGACCTACGCTCAGATTTTTTATCAAAGTAATATTCACTTAATATTTCCTGAACCCGTTTAGCAGGTGTTACGATAGCATCAAGGTTAGGTTGAGGGATTTTACCATAAACATAATTCTTGGATTCTGCCGATAACAAACTGGTTTCATTCTTACGGAAATTTTCATCTGTTTCACAACTAGGTTCAAACTGGTCATAGTTAGAAGCTTTAGAATCTTTATCACGGTTTAAACTTGTGCCGTTTTCTTCACCTTCTTGGCCATCGCCATCTTCACCATCATTATTAGATTTTTCTTCAGATTTATTACCTTGTTTTTCGCCTTTACCATCGGTGTCGGTATCTTCATCATCCGAATAACCTTCGCCATCGCCTTCTTCATCAGAATCACCATCATAATCGGAATCGGAAGGTTCATAACCATCACCATCTTCATCGTCACCGTCATCACCTGATTGTGATTCAACCATGGAAGCAAGTGCTTGTTGCATGGTTTCAAACTGTTCATTTTTTGAATAATCAAATACTGCTTTAGTAACCCGTAAAACATCTTCCCATGTTTCACAAGCTTCAACTTGATTAACCAATTTTTGTTCTTCAGGTGAAAATATTATTTTAGTGAGGCCTACCGATTTAGTATAGATATTCAATCGGTCAATAAATGACATTGTATTAACATTGCGGTTTGTAATGCCAAAAAAATCACGGTCTAAAAGGTTTTGATAACCTTTAACGAATGAGGTACGAATACCAGGAAATTTGCGTTTGACTTTTTTCTCAATGCGAGCATCTTCAACTACATTCAAGAAGCCTTTGTATTTACGACCAAGAGTGGACACGGCATCATGCCAGCCTTCAGCAGGTGTATAGAGTGCATGGCCAACCTCATGACCCATAAGCAAATCATATAATGCACCTGACATATCTTGCCAGATTGGACAATATAGAATACGATTCTTAGGGTCGAATTTTGCGGTACTGAGCTTTTGATGCTCAATAGTTAAATTTTCGGTGGCAAGTAATTTCGCTAATTGTGATTTTGATTCTACTGTAAATGCCATATAAACTTTCTATTTAATATACAACCATTATACACGAACCACTAGGAATGTCAAGGCTTGGTGTTGTATGGAAACAACGATATAAGCTCTTGTTTTAATTGAGGATTTTTCATTACCTCATATAGGATATGACCTGCACCGTGGCATTGAAAGGCACGGAGAACATCGGCAACACAGGAGTAAAAGTGCATTTCTTCCTGTTCTAGTAGGGTGTGTGAGTAATCTTCTATCATGCAGCTATTATATAGTACCTAAAATATAAATGAGGCAATAAAAAGACCCTTACTTTTTACGGTAAGGGTCTAGTCTTTTCAATGATAAATGGAGATTTACTTGAAAAATTGGAGCGGTGCCTATGATTTGCACATAGCGTCTAAGATGGACTCTCAAACTGTTCTACAACCACCGCATATTCTGTGTATATAATTATATATGCTTTTTATTTGAAAAGCAAGCGTCTTTTCAAAGCATTGCCTTATTATCGACCAACTTGTGCCAGATATTTGGCTTTTGTTTCTTGCCATGAAAGATATATCAAATCGTCATAAAATAATGTTTCATATGATACTCTATCTTTCTTCATCAGCTGTTTGATACGACCTTTAGCGTGTTTGATTTTCCAAATATCAACTAAGGCTTTGTAACTGGTATCAAATGATTTTACCAATTGTTCTTCTTTGATTTCACCACGGAGAAACTCATAAGAGTTATCATACAATGGTGAGAAGTAAATGCCTCGAGCATGGTCAGTTCTAATCAACTCTTTAGGAATGCCTAGTTTACTATAAGTGAAACCCAATGACCGATTCTTATGGTCACGCTTGTATTGACCTGATGGTTTCTTTGCAACATACCATTCAAAGTAATTACGGGTATGGTTCTTCTTTAGCCAATTAATAATATTACCACGGACTTTTCTACTTGGTTCAAATGATACTGAACCTGCCGTGAAACCCATTTTCTGCCAATGGTCAAGATTATCATACTGTGATAGACCATCAACCTTTGTTCTGCCATACAATGATGTTGTTGTTACACCAACTAATACATCACCATATTGTTTCTTCCAAAGTCTTTGCACTTCATCAGATAAACATAACAATGCCAACAACTTACCACCAACATAATTAAAGCCTAGTGGTTGGAATGGAACAATAGTAGAACCGATTGCC